CCTGTTGCACCAAACGATCGAATTCTATCGTTTATCTTAACTCTCTGGGTAATATCAACACCAGTCAGATAGTGATAATCGTCTACTTTGTATGATAATTTTTTATAATTTTTGAACATTATACTAACTTTCTTCCTCTATCTCGGTCGATATTTGCATCACCATAAGTTCTTGGTGTCACCTCAATTAAACTGAGCGATAAGTTTGTTTCCGATGGATATCCGTCTTTCATGAATGTCATTTTTTGACCACCGTAGTCTGTAGAGACGGCTTCTATAACACAAACCTTACTCTGAAACTTCACCTCACCACTACTAGCTCCACCGAAACCGCCTATACTTTGACCAACTATTAAATCAAATTGTAAAAGATGCGGATACCCAAATGTGAAATTTGAACCTTCACCCACAAATCCTTCACCGTCTTTTCCTTCAGCCGGTAATCCCGCCGAAGCTGCTATGCGTAAAGCATTTACTGCAGCATTTATATTGCGAGCATCCACAGAATTCCTAGGCTTCAAATTAAATGGTAACTGATACCTCCTGAACGCAGGACCTTTAAATAGTTGTTGTTGCATCGGATTTACGGTTCTTTTAGCTAAGAATTCAAATTGCGAAATGTTTCCTAACCCAGCAGATCCTATAAACCCAGCAAGGTTTCCGCCGGCCTTCTTCAAAGAATATTCAAGAGCATCTTTAGCACTGTAAGCAAACTGGCCAGCTGCGTCGCCAGCATTTTTCAAAAAATCCGCTTTCGTGCTTTCAAAAAGATTTGTGAAAGCTTGAGCACCTTCGCCCTGACTAACTCCACCACCAAAAATAGGACCATCTTGTACATAACTATTTGTATTAGTCAAGTTAAGACTGGGGGGCGCTCTCAGTGTAATAATCGGCGCGTCTTTCATTCTCCCGCCATCTTCTGCTATGAGGGTAAATTGTATTTTCGGAACTATGTATTCGGTATCTCCAACAAAGCTTATAGTTTCATCAAACCCAACATATCTATTCTTTGCACTCTCAATAGAAGTATTATATACTGGATATGATCCATCTTCATCTTTTGCTATGGAAAACACTGTGCGCGCCATTTTTTATGTTCCTAAATAACTAGTCTTTTACTTATTTATAATGTGCGTATGCCATATTTCGGTTACAAAGGAAAATATAAACCAAAAAATTACTCTAAGTATGAGGGTGATCCTACCAAGATTATTTATAGAAGTCTTTTAGAACGCAAATTTATGGTTCATTGTGACAATAATCCAAACATTTTGATGTGGTCATCCGAAGAAGTTATTATACCATATATTTCACCAAAAGACAATAAATATCATCGGTATTTTATGGACTTCAAAGTTAAGTATGCGGATAAGAACGGAAAGATTGGAGTTATGCTTATAGAAGTTAAACCATCCTCAAAAACACAAAAACCCAAACCAGCCAAAAAATCTAAGAGGTACATCGAAGAAGTTTTTGAATGGGGTGTCAACGAAGCTAAGTGGAAAGCGGCAAGTGAGTATTGCAAAGATCGTGGTTGGCAATTCAAAATAATGACAGAAAAAGAACTCAGGTGATTATAAATAGAATATATGTTGATATTTAAAGAACTAATATATAACGGTGTCCGAGCAGGGCAAGTTCCAGCAAGAACCAAAGCTGCGAGAACTTGGTTTCGTGATGCCGCATCTCAGGCTTCTGGTGACTTCAGACCGTCTAGTCTTGTTCGTCAGTTTTCGGAAAAACGGCGCGTGAGTAGACCTGAGCCGGGGTATATGTATTCCTTTAAATATGATCCGAAACACAAAAAAACATTGCCATACTATGATGTATTTCCACTAGTGTTTGCTGCTGAATTTTATAGTGATGGATTTTTGGGTATAAACTTTCACTATTTACCACTACCGCTAAGAGCTAAACTAATGGATGCACTTTACACAATATCGTCAGATAAAAGATATGATGATGAAACTAAGATTTTGCTCAGTTATGATATCTTAAAATCGGCATCAAAATTTAAAATGTTTGCCCCGACAGTAAAACGGTATCTGTACTCATATGTCAGAACACCATTTTTAGAAATTAATGCTGTCGAGTGGGATATGGCGTTGTTTTTACCTATAGAAAGCTTCAAGAAAGCGTCTGCTCAAGAAGTTTGGAAAGATAGTCGAGGAAAAATCTAATGGCCTTCGATGATGGTAAAACCGGTTTTTCTCTAAACAGATTTAAATCTACTATACAAGATTTGGCTAGACCCAATTTATTTGCAGTTAAAGTTGGACGCCCTAATATTTTTAATACCGATAACGCTAGAGCATTTCCTTCTATGGAGTTTGGCGGATCTTCCTTTACAGGCAGTAATATTTGGGAAGCAATCACCGCTTTTATTCGAGGAGACTGGAGTAACGATGATGTTTTAGCAGGAATAGTGTTTCCTGGCGGTTGGCCAAGCGAAGTCATCACATGGGCATCTAGTTATGGTGATTACACACGAGATAAGGATATACATTTGGTGTGCGAGGCTGCAGAATTTCCAGGCAAGACAATTTCCACAACCGAAGATGCATTGGCGGGCCCCTCGTTTACTATGCCATATGATACTGTGTATAACAATGTGACACTTACCTTTTTGGCTAGGAAAAAGATGTATGAAAGAGCGTTTTTTGATTTGTGGATGGAAGGTATTATTGGTACAGGAACTCCTCAAAACGATTCGGCAAGTGGTATTAATATTAGGTTTCGTGCCGGAGAAATAAATTATTACGATGATATTCATGCTCCAATAGAAATATTTCAGCTAGACGAAAAATCAAACCAAGTGGCGAGAACTCTTCTAGCAGAAGCATATCCAATAGCACTAAGTTCAATGAATTTGAACTGGGATGAAAGAGATACATACCAAAGATTTACCGTGACATTTGCTTATAGATATCATAACGTAGATTATGATGATAGTGCGTCACCTTTTTAATTTAAAACTACTGAGGAGTATACTATGGCTTTACCAAAAATTAAGACACCAACACATGAATTGATTGTTCCTTCATCTGGCCTGCCGATGACATACCGGCCTTTCCTTGTTAAAGAGCAAAAGATTTTGCTTATGGCACTGGAAAGTAACGAACAAACAGAAATGATGCGCGCCATCAAACAAATCATTGTAAACTGTGTGATCGGTGAAATTGATGTGGATTCGTTACCAATGTTTGATTTGGAATATATTTTCCTACAACTAAGAGCAAGGTCTGTCGGCGAAACAGTAGATCTAAAACTATCACATTTCGGCGGGAAAAACTCTGATGGTGAAGAGTGCGCAGGGTTTCACCAGTATGAAATTGATTTGACTGCGATTGAAGTTTATCGAGAAGAAGGGCACGATCCCAAAATCCTTTTGGATGAAGAGTCTGGGATTGGTGTTGTGCTGAAATACCCAACACTCCATATGGCAGAAGATATTAATGAAGCCGCAGAAAAATCTCAAATAGAAGTTATCACTGATATGGTAGTTACTTGTATTGATGTCATTTTTGATAAGGAAGATGTTTATCCTGCGGTAGAATCTTCGCACGACGAACTCACTGCGTTCTTGAACGACTTGTCACAAGACCAGTTTGCAAAAATCACAGATTTTTTTAGTACTATGCCAAAACTGAAAAAAGACATTGAGTGGAAGTGTACTTTATGCGGAAAAGACGAAACTACTGAGCTGGAGGGAATGGCAAATTTTTTCGGATAAGCTTGTCTCACGACAGTCTTTTGAATCATTATAAAACAAACTTTGCAATGATGCAACACCATAAATACAGCCTAACAGAACTTGATGATATGATGCCGTTTGAAAGAGAGATTTATATTGCTCTACTTTCGGAATATGTGAAAAAAGAAAATGAAAGGATAGAAGAACAAAATCGGAAAGCGCAGTCTAAACGACGGTAATACAGAGAGAAACACATGGCATCTAATTTAGAAAGATTCAGCGGTTACATTGGCGGTAAAGTCAAAGGTGCGGCATCAGATTTTGCCGCAGGCGCAAAAGCCTCTGTGTATTCCGCAAATCCCGCTATGTTCGGAGGTATTGAATCTGGTGTTACTGGATTAAAAAATGAGTTTATGCGAGCCCGCAACGGTGATGAAAAAAGAGCGAGACAAGAACGAGCACAAAAAAATCGAGAAAGGGGTTTTCAAGAAGAGCAACGCAACGAACAAAGATATGCTGATGAACAGCAACAAAAAATCTTTAAATCTATGGACGATAAGCTCGAACAAATTCTCAAAGCTTTATTAAGAGGTAAGGATGGGGGGGATAGTCTGCTTGGTGGTCTACCACTTTTGGGGTTGGGTTTCAAGGGCCCAGGCAAAACCCCACCAAGGGTGCCAGGCGTTGATGGTAAAACCC